TGATTGTTGTCTATGATTTTATGTGTGTATATGGCAAAGGTAAAAGTAACTTTTTAGTTATGGGTAGTAATGACACCAAACCAATTGCACTTAGCCAATGCTATGATAACACCATAGGCTTTAATGCTGAGACCATTGCGTCACGCATCAATATCCCTGCAACATTGCAAAATGAGGTAATCAATTGGCAACGCATTTCAAGGTCGAATGTTACAGGTGCTCAGGATAGCGCATACAAGATACTCAGTTGGATTGCAGACGATGGTACTTACATAAACCAAAGCTATCCCTACGTAAACATTGCGAATTTCAGATATGTATTATATGACAACGCATACGCTCAAATCATAACCTTTGACATTCCAATGGAATTCTTAGAGGGTGGATTGATTCATATTCCTGCAGGATTAAAGAACTTAGTGGATGGTTCATTCATAACACAAGCACAAGCTGACGATACTTCCTTTTGGACTATTGTAGGTGTAGATGGAGATGATGTTGAGGTGACTGCAAAATATGGATTTTATATTGACGAAGATTGCAAACACAACCCAGTGCATTTATATTGGCTCAATCAATTAGGTGGATGGGATAGCTACTCATTCATCAAAAAGAATGAGCGTAGTATTGATGTCGAAAAGAAACGTTACAAGACTTATTTGGGCAACTATAATACTGCGGATGTAGATAATCCATTTGATACCAAAAACTATTCAAGGTCACTCAATGAGCGTGAACCCATCACAAAGACATTCATTAACTTAACAAGTGACTGGGTAACTGAGTCGGAATACAAATGGATGCGAGATTTATTCTACTCAAAATCGGTGTGGATGGTTGACGATAACGTAGACGGTTACAATATTCTTCCCGTTGTTGTTGAAGACACAAACTACTTGATGCGTCGTGAGCGCAATAGTCGCAAATATAACCAATCATTGCGACTTCAATTAGCGAATGAATACGACACCATCAATATCACATCTTACGAATATCCGTTACCAGATCCGAATCCCTGCACAATTGTAGATTCAGTTGCGGTGGTTGCTGCAAATGGTATGGCAAATGTATCACCAACTGCAAACGAATATCCAGTTGTGTTCCAAGGTACAAATTGGGGTATCAATGGAGGTACTAAATATCAGCCTAAGATTTGGAATGTGAATGGTCAGCCATCCGATACAAATGGATTGGTAACTGGTCAAACGTACAGAGTTGAAATCACTTTGAGTGTGGCAATGAGTGGCTCATTCTATTTCTCTTTTGGTAGGTTTAGCAGTGCGCCATCATTTAACGGATGGGATTGGGAACTAAACGGAGCGTTAACCACTACGCAAGTCAATAACTTGGTGTGGAATCCTTACAATCTAAGCGGTGGCACGGGTATCTATGGCATCATTGGAAAGGCAGGATTGACCTTCCCCGGATATAATGGTACAATAACTATAAATGTCTACTCAGGTAGCGGTTGCTAAACTATGGAAACAGCTTTAATACTATACACCCAAGCGGATAACACTCCGTATTTGGTAGACCTTTACGAGAATGAGAACATCTCTTTGAACTATTCGTTTAACGACATCAAAGATTTAACTCCGAGAGGTAACTATTCACGCACATTTCGCATTCCATTTACGGAGACCAATGCAAAGATTTTTGGATTTGTACAAGAGAATACTTTTCAATTTAGTGGGTTCAATCCCAAGCGCAAAATCAATGCATCCATCACAGTGGATACCATTCCAATCATTGAGGGATATGTGCAATTTAAGGCAGCGTATACAAGCAATGGAGAGGTGAGTGATTTGGAGATTGTATTCTTTGGGAATGTAGTAGACTTTTTCAAGACAATTGGAGATGCAGACTTCAAAAATTACATTGGTGCTGAATTGCAAATTGATTACGATGTAGTTTTAACCTATGATAACTTAGCCACATTAAACGCATCCAATGAGGTTTATCTTGGCTTTGCGGATAGAGGGCAAAATTGGGTAGGTGAAATCAATGAAACTGGTACACGTTCAATTTATTCAACAAATGAATCCACTGTCCCTGCTGTTGGTGAACTCACACCAATGGTTTCAGCACGTTATATCTTTGATAAGATTTTTGCGTTAAGTGGTTTTCAATTTAACGACACGGATAGTTCTACATTGGTGGAGCAATTGGATAAGATGTGGATTCCGTGGAGTGGTGAAGCTGGATACATCCAAACCGTTGGCAATCCTGAAACTGCTAAATTCAAATTGGAAGGAGGTGTCGATGGAGATACGATAACGAGTGGGGATTTTAGCGCAATCACTTTGGACAATGGGTTAACTTTTTATGGTGCTCCACTTTCGGCAATAACTGAAGTCTTTGACTATGGAAATAACGTAACTGGCAATGAGTACACTGCGCCTATTTCAGCACGTTATATTTTACAAGCTAATTGTGTTGCAGAAATTGATACAGCTTTACCAACTGGATTTCAATTATTATTTGGATTAGTTCGCACGTATGCAGGACAAAAGCAATTGTATCCATATACATCGCCATTTCCTTTTTATGATGTACAAGCTGGAACGGATGAATTGAACACTCCCAAAATTGCGAGCGCATATTCATCTTGGAGTTCAACAACCATAGCAGATAATTACATTCCGGAAGGTGCAATAGTTGAGCCTTATGTATTATTTGGAAGTTCTGCAATATTATCTTGGGGTGGCACAATCACTTTGCGCAATGATGCAGGTGGTTCGTTCAATACTTTGTTCAAATCTAACTCCATCACTAAACCATATTTTGGTAATCCAATAGACTGGGCAGCCAATGCACCAATAATGAAATGCAGTGAGTTTATCTCCTCTATTTTCAAGATGTTCAATTTGGTGGTTATTGCTGACGATATTAACCCAAGATTGTTGTCATTTATACCCATTCAAGAATACTTAGCACAAGGCAATACCAAAGATTGGTCAAATAAAATAGACCTTTCAAAAGACATCACTTTGACTTCAACTGCTGACTACCAATCACAGCAAAATACTTGGACTTACAAACAATCAACTGATTACATCAATAGTCTTTACAATTCGCAAGGTGATCGTATTTATGGTAGGCTGTTATTGATTGATCCAGAAAACGACTTTGCAACCAAAGAACAAAAGACTGAATTGATGTTCAGTCCTACACCTTTGGCATTGATTAAAGGAACTGAATACCCTATACCAAAATTCATTAACAATACTGGTCAATATGTCAATGCAGGGGTTAAGATATTATACCAATGCGATAGTACAATTGTAATCAATTTGTTTAACAATGATGCAGAGACAATAGTATCGGAAACATTGAATATATTTAGCCATTACACCACTGCAATACCATCCATTGCAGATGAAGATTTGAACTTTGGTCAAGAAATACCATTGCATCCCATTGCATCCACTCCGTGGCAAACACTTTACGCACGTTATTGGAATGATTATATTGCTGACATTTACGCACCTGATGCACGTATTATTGAAGCGTTTTTTGCGTTAGACTTTGCCGATATTTATCAGTTCAAATTCAATGACCAAATATTCATAAGAGATTCATATTGGAGGATTCTTGAAATTAGCGACTATGTGGTAGGTATGCAAGACACGGTTAAGGTGCGACTGATTAAAATGGTGAGCGCGACCCCCGATTGTTTGCTTCATCCAGGTGCCACAATAAACGTAGATGGAAGCGTGCCATTCTTGGATAGCAATGATGATGCTGCAGCAGCCACTGAGGCCTGTTGTAATAAGTACGGTTACTTTTGGGTGAATGATGACTGCTATGCTATCCTGCGAGATGGGAAAGGTTCAGGTGGTAAAGAGCCATCTATTTTAGATGATAATAGCACACCTACATCGGATGTAAACAACTCAAAAAATGCATTGATACAAGTCAATAATTCAGTAGTGAAAGAAGGTAATGATAGGTCTATTGTGATAAGCGATACAAGCTATCTCGGTTCAAATAATAACGGCTCATTTGTCAGTGGCAATAGAAACTATGTAGAAGATGGATTGGGTTCGGTAACCGTTCTTGGCGATTCAGCAAATACAATTAACCGAGAGGTCACAATTGGTAGCGGTGGAACTTATGCTGGTGAATACCAAAGCGGTATGATTCAACTGTTGGGTAGTGGCGATTTCACCAATGATACCACACCAATAACATTAACCAATTTTGGTAACTACATCACTATGCCTGATGATTCAGTATGGTATGCAAAATTGATGCTGACTGTTGGACAAATCAATCTTGGAATTGATGGCAATGGAGTAGTAGAATTCAATCTTCATTTGGCATCAAGCGCAGGGGTGCTATCCGTTAAAGATGCAATCATTGTAACTGAAAATTTAGAAACGTTTAGCGGCAACTTTGAGTTCGATGTTGACATTATCGGATTGACTTTTGCTCCACGTTTACTCCTTAAAAATGACACCTATCCACAAGATAATGTCTTTGTGGCAGGTCAAGTAATTTACAATCAATACCATTATGAATAATCCACAACAGACTTTTAAGAATATTTGCGAGATGCAAAAGATGGGCATCAAGTCAAGCCATCCATCAAGCGAAAATAAGTTATCAAATTGGGTAACCAAAGGCATCAATTATGCGGTTGTTGCTACTTTAATTGTAGGCACTATTTATTTAATTAAACTGATTTGTAATGGCTGATAATAAAGTTGTTTTAGAATTTGAACTGCAAGGTAACGCAACCGAAAAGACGCAGTCATTAAGGGCGCAAATGCGTCAATTAAGGGAAGAACTGGCAAAGCTACCCGAAGGCACTGCTGAATACAACAAGGTGCAAAGACAGTTGGGGGAACTGACTGATAAAGTAGGTGATTTAAGCAGGTCGGTTAACACGTTAGCAGGAGATCCATTGGAAAGATTGAACAATTCCTTTGGAATGATTGGCTCGTCTATCTTTTCATTGGACTTTGGTGCGGCACAAACTGGATTGCAAGGAGTAACCAGTGCGATTAAAGATTTTAAATTTGGAGACCTCACAAAAGCGGCCAAAGGATTTGGAAGCACGATGATGGATTTGGGTAAGGCATTACTTACGAATCCTATCTTTTTAATTGGTGGAATCATTGCTTTAATCGTTGCAAATTTTGAAGCATTAACAGAGGCAGGTGGATTGGTGGGTAAAATGTTTGGTTTTCTCAAAACAACCATTGATTCAGTTACGCAAGGTCTTGTAGATTTTATGGACTGGATAGGGTTAACCGATTCCAAAGCTGCAGAACGTGCTGAGAATGATAAGAAAAGAGCAGAGGAAAGTAAAAAGTTAAAGGATGAGGAACTGAAAAAGGCGCAGGAAGTAGAGAAAGAAAAAGAAAGATTAGCCAAAGAGGCAGCAGAGAAAGAGGCGCAAAGAATGCAGAAAATCAGAGATGACCAAAAGTCTTTAACTGAATTTTTGAAAGGTGAGAATGAAAAGCGATACCAAAATACTTTATCTAATCGTGAAAAAGAACTTCGTCAACTTGAATTAGAATATGAGCAAAAGAAAAAACTTGCTTATGGAGATAAAGAACTTTTGGTTGCGTTAGATAACGAATACAATGCGCAAAGATTAGGAATTGAATCAAATTATTTTACTGCATCCAAACAAATTAAATCCGCATCAGTACAAGAAGATACAAAAATAAAAGCAGATGGATTAAGGTCAACAATTCAATTTGCCAATGACGAACAACTTGTTGAATATGAAAGCGCAGAAAATCAAAAAGAAATAGCGAAAAGTCTATATGAAAGTCGCTTTATGTTGGCACAGGCATCGGTCAACGCTTTAATGGACTTAAATTCATTCCTTACCGATAGCGGTTTAATTAATGCTAAAAAGTCTTTCCAAATTAACAAGGCGTTAGGTATAGCACAAGCATCCATAACAACTTATGAAGGTGCTGCCAATGCATTTACAACAGCTTCAAAGTCTCCTATTGCTATTGCCTTCCCGGGTTATCCTGCATTGATGGCAGGAATAGCAGTTGCCGCAGGTCTTGCGAAGGTTGCCAAAATCGCAGCAACTAAATTTAATCCAAGTGGCGGTGCATCTGCACCATCAGGTGGTGGAGGTGGTGGAGGTGGCGCAATGGGTGGAATGGGTGGCGGCGGTGGATCAACATCTGCTCCAGCATTGGACTTGTCATTCCTAAACAACGGACAAACCAAAGCACAACCGATACAATCTTACGTTTTAGCTACTAATGTAACATCGGCGCAAGATGCACAACAGAAGATTTTAGACCAATCAAAACTAATAAAATAAAATGAAAGAAGAAGAAGTAAAAGTCATTGAGTACACCATTGATGATAGTGGATACTTGGGAGTACACGCAATGTCATTGGTAGAAAATCCCGCTATTGAAGTGGATTTTGTAGCACTATCTAAAACACGCAAAGTACAACAAGCTGCGGTTGAAGAAGGCGAAAGAAAAATGGTATATGGTGCGGTGATGTTACCCGAGCAATTGATCTACCGAGTTGATACCGCAGGCCGTGAGTATTATTGTAAGTATTCCAAAGAGACAATCAATAAGATAGCGCAGGAATATCTTAAAAGGAATATGCATCACAACTCCAATCTTGAACACGAAATTCCAGTGGCGGGTTGCACGGTTGTTGAGTCTTGGATAACCGAAGGTCAATTCGACAAAAGTCAAAACTTTGGATTCTCCTTTCCTGAAGGTACTTGGTGCATAGGGATGAAGATAGATAACGATGAGGTATGGCAATCAATTAAGCAGGGTGATGTCAAAGGCTTTTCATTGGAAGGATTCTTTACTGAAATTAGTGACGAATATATGACTCAACAAGAGATAGAAAAGATAATGAAGGAACTCGAAAATGAGTTAAGCGGACTGTAACGATTACACCGCGTGCAGGTGTATGTTTACCCGACAAAAAAGGCCTCCACGTTTGGGGGCCTTCTTTGTTGAAACAACTAAACAAACTTAAACGAAAACTATGCTGGAACAAAAATAGTGTTTTTGCTACTTATGATTAGAAAAACAAAAAAGTAGATATGAACAAAGTAACAGAAATTGTTTCTAAATACGCTGATCGTTTGAAGGCCTTTGGTATTCAGTTGTCAGCCGAAGGAGAAATAACAAAAGAAGCACAGATGGCAATGGCCATTCTTGCCGATGGCACGGAGGTCTATTCTCCAGATGCTGAATTCGCAGTAGGTAGCGAACTTTTCGTAATGGATGCCGATGGCAATCCAGTACCTGCACCCGATGGAGAACACACAACTGCCGAAGGTAAAATGATTGTAGTTAGCGGTGGTCTAATTACTGAAATCAAAGAACCAATGGAAGAAGAACCAAAGGTTGAAATCGAAATTGAAAAGGAAGAACAAGCTGCCTTTGACGGTGTTAGCCGTGAGGAATTCGATTCAACAATCAACTCTTTGATGGAGGCTTTTGAAGCAAAGATTGCATCATTGAATGCTGAAAAGGAAACTCTTTCTTCAGCTATCGAAAAGATGTCAAAGCAACCAGCTACCGATTCAGTAAAGAAGTCAGTTTCAGTTGCACAATCTGCACCAATTGACTTGGCTAAAATGGATTCTAAGAATAGAATCTTCTCAATCATAAACAAATACAAATAATAAAATAAAAAAAGAAAAATGGCTTCAAGTTTAGAAATCAACAATTCAACCTACGCAGGTGAATTAGCGTTGCCATACATCAACGCAGCCATCCTATCAGGAGATACTTTGGCTAAAAATTATGTAACACTTAAGGAAGGTGTAAAGTACAAGGCAGTAATGAAGAAGTTGTCAAATGCGGCATCTTTGGTACAAGCTGCATCTTGCGACTTTTCACAAGCTGGAGACTTGCAATTGGATGAGTCAGTTTTGGTTGTATCTGATTTGAAGGTGAATCTTGAACTTTGCAAAGCTGAATTTGCACGTGACTGGGAAGCGGCTGCTACTGGTCGTGGATTCATCAATGATGTTGTTCCTGCTAACTTCTCTGATTTCTTGATTGGTTACGCTGCTGCTAAAGTTGCTGAGAACATCGAGTTTACAATTTGGCAAGGTACATCAGGTGCTGGAACTTATCCTGCATTTGATGGATTTGAAGAAATTGTTGATGTAAATTCTACTTACTACCGTAATGATTGGACTGCTGGAGCTATGGCTGTTGGTACTGTAATTGCTAACTTAAATCAAGTAATTGACAACTTGCCAGTTGCATTGATTGGTTCGCCTGAGACCAAGTTGTATATGAACAGACAAACTGCTCAGTTCTATCGCCAAGCGGTTGCAGCAGATGGTTACTTGCAACAATTCCAAGCGTCTGCAGATTTCAATTTGCAGTTCAATGGTTACGACATTTATGTTTGTCCAGGTATCAGCAACGGAACTGTAATTGCTGCTCAACCTTCTAACTTGTTTGTAGGTGTAGATGCAAATTCTGATTTCGCTGAAGTAAGAGTAGTTGATATGACTTTGACTGATGCATCTGACAACGTTCGTATGGCGATGAGATTCCGTGTAGGAGTTCAAGTCGGTGTATTGGGTGACGTTGTTTATTGCTACAACGACTAATAATAACCACAAGTAATAGGGAAGGTGGTTAGGTCTGCCTTCCCTTTATTTTAACTAATAAAAAATATAAAATTATGGCTTGTGAATTAACCGCAGGATTTACACTTGATTGCAAAGATACAATCGGAGGAATCAAAGCAATCTACTTGCAACAACACGCTGACTTTTTGACGGGTGTAACTGCTGATGCAGGGACTGAAGAGATTGATGCGTTGCCTACTGCATCCATCTACAAATACATTTGTCCAAAGCACACGGGTAGCTTTAGCGAAGAGGTGGCTTCATCTGTTGAAAATGGAACTATTTTCTATACACAAACGGTAACTGCTACATTCTTTAAGTTAACTGCTCCACGCAGAAAGCAATTAGAATTGGTTGCCAAGAATCGTTTGGTTGTTTTTGTACAAGATAACAACGATAACATTTGGATGGTTGGTCGTATGGATGGTGCTGAAGTTACTGCAATGACTACCGCTACTGGAGTTGCCAAAGGTGATTTGAATGGTTATACCATTACATTTACCGCAGAAGAGGCTCACAAAGCATATCGTTTGGAATCGTTTACATCAGTTCCTTTCGATAACTTTGAAGACATTACTGTTGTAGCTCCAACTATTTAATTAACTTTGTAAGTAGATGAATTACTTACAGACTAATACCGCCTCGCAAACCCTTCTTCTTTCATTAGAAGAGGGGGTTTTGCTTTTACCTTCATTCACGGATTACTTACTTGTGATTCAAAATGAAATCACACTACAACTATTTGCGGTTATTCCTATCTTAATTGATAGCAATGAGCGAATAACTACTTTGAGCGTTAGCACTGATACAGATGATGCGGAGAATGGATGCGTTTTAATAACTCAAAGTGGCCGTTACAATTATATAATTTATGGTCAAAATTCATCTACTAATTTAGATCCTGAGGATGCTGTTGTAATTGGAGAATTGAAGCGTGGATTCATTGAATTCACTGCGCTAACTGAATACTTTGACCAGCCCAACCTAACAATCCCTAATGACATCGAATACAATGGCTAATATAGAAGATATAAAACAACGCATTGGTGCAACTCAAATTGAGATGTCCAAGTACGTTAAAATTGATCCCATTGAAAGAGAAGATAGAAAGGGATGGGTTAACTATGGAGAGGGCAATGCCTTCCCACAATACTTGATTGAATTATACAATGAGTCACCAATACACGGCGCACTGGTGAACTCAATTAGTTATATGATTGCAGGCCGTGAATTAACGGCATCAACTCCACAAGCTGTAAAAGAAATTAGCCGTTTGAATTTAGATTCAATAATTCATCCGACATCATTGGATTTGAAGTTGCAAGGTGGATTTTATTGGGAAATAATTTGGTCAATGGATAGAAGCACCATCGCACAAATAAATCATTTGCCATTTGAGAATTGCAGGTTAGCTTGTAGTGATGAGGCAGATGATGTTGTTGGTGTGTGGTATTCGAGAGACTGGACTGATACGAGAAAGAAAAAGAATACACCTCATTTCATTCCGATGTTCGATGTGAATACGAATGAAGCTGAACCAAAACAAGTATTGTTTGTACATAGTTTAATGGTTGGGAGTGAATATTATCCAAAGCCTGACTATGTGGGTGCAATCAATGAGATTGAAAAGATGCGCCAACTTAGCGAGTATCAAGTCAACTTAATTCTCAATGGATTCTTCCCATCACTTATAGCATCTTTCAATAATGGTATCCCATCTTTGGAGGAGCAGCATCTAATCAAGAATCAATTGCAAATGTCAATTCAAGGTTCGGAGAATGCAGGTAAAGTCTTGACATTTTTCAACGAAGAACGTGACCGAGGTGTGGAATTTACTCCTTTCCCAGTATCCGATATGGATAAGCAATTCACCACGTTGGTTGACCAATCAATGGAGGCAATTTTAGTAAGCCATAGAGTAACATCTCCTTTGTTATTTGGTGTACGTGCAGGTGGTGGATTGGGTAGTAATACCGATGAGATGCGAACTGCAATGCGCATATTCCAACGTCAAGTAATTGAGCCATTTCAGAGACTAATTACAGGCGCAACCGAAGAAGTGTTAGCCTCATTTGGTGTGTTTGCTAATGTCAAAATTGTACAGAATGATTTGTTCGCTGATGAGATGGTAGTAGATGCAGCAGGTGAAGTAGCACAACCAGTTGATGTTGCAAGTCAGGCATTGAACGGAGCTCAAATTGCATCACTACTTGAGATAATTGTACAGACTACTGCGAATGTGTTGACCATTCCAAGCGCAAAGGCCATCACTAAAGCATCATTCCCAATGCTATCTGATGTTCAGATAAGCGAGATATTCGATAACCTTTCCAATGTTGTAATTGATCCTACTGAAGTAGTTCAAAAAAAAAAAGTTGAGTTAGAAAGCTACGAGCCAACCGATGAGATGGCAGGTGAAGCTGAGTTAGGATTGAAGTGGAGAGATGAATACGGCAGGGGTGGAACGGAGGTCGGAGTAGCGAGAGCGAGAGACATAAGCAATAAACGCAATTTGTCTTTTGATACAGTACAAAGAATGAACTCTTATTTTTCACGGCACGAAGTAGACAAAGAAGCTACCGGATGGAATCAAGGTGAGGATGGTTTTCCAACTGCTGGTCGCATTGCTTGGCAATTGTGGGGTGGTGATGCAGGTAGAGATTGGGCAAAGCGAATAGTGGAGCGTGTAAACGTTGAGCAGTCAGCTCACGAATTAGATGCTATTGCTGAAGAACTTATCCAACTCGGTGAAGATGCAAATGAGGACTGGATTTTGATAGATGAGTACGATGTTGACTATGATGAGGATGATGCAGAAAACGAAGCTATCTCACACATCTTTGATGCAGTCGAAGTTCATCAAGTAAGTACTGGAACGGCAAGACCAAACGCAGTAAGTGACCAAGATGCTACTATCGATGAACGTAAGTATTACACACGTTATCGATACAGCGGTAGAATCACAGATGTCACTCGACCTTTTTGTACTAAAATGCTACAAGCGGATAAGCTATATCGCAAAGAAGATATAATGGCAATGAACAATAGGGCAGTTAACCCGGGATGGGGGCCAAATGGTGCTGATACTTATAGCTGTTGGTTGTATAAAGGTGGCGGCAACTGCCATCACATTTGGAAAAAGCAGTTGTACATTAGTGCAAAAGGATTTGGATTGGATTTGAATAGTCCAAATGTCCGCACTCAGGCTTGGACAAGAGCTGAAAAGGCTGGGTACAAAATTCGCAATAATTATTTGGTAGAAAAAAGACCTATTGATATGCCATACAATGGATTCCTACCAACAAATCCACGTTTTGGAAACAAATAAAAATTAAAGAAATGCCAATACCACAAGAAATATTACTCATCAATGAGGACTACATCAAGAAATTTACTCCTTTAACTGATGCGGTTGATCCTAATTTAATTAGACCTGCAATATACTTGGCGCAGGATAAGTATTTAACCAACTTTTTGGGTACAAATTTGACGGTAAGATTGAAGGATGATGTAGCGAATTCTACTTTATCAGGTGACTATGAGATACTACTCAATGAATATGTATTGAAAGTTGTGTTGTGGTGGACTATGGTTGAACTTTATCCATCATTATTGTACAAGCACGACAACGGAAACTTAGTGAGCAGACAAAGCGAAGATACTACTCCAGTTACTAAGTTCGAAATGGAGTCATTGAAAGAGGCTGCACGTCAAAACGCAAGATGGTACACCAAAAGAATGGTTGACTATTTGTGTTTTAATTCAACTTTATTCCCTGAATACACCAACAATACCGACAACAATATTTTCCCAGATAGAAACCCATACGGAAAGAGTAATTTTCTAATCTCAAATTCATATAGACAATGGCGCAACCAATGGTCAATAAGAGACTTTCTCCCCCCATCGTATTAAAGCGAAAGGAGTATGAAAAGTTATTGAAGCAGTATCTTAAAAAACAAGAAAAGAGATGAAGGTAAAGCTGTGGCTATTGGGTATTGCAACCGTCTTTTTACCCATCAAAGAACTGATGATTACAATCGGTTTTTTGGTTGCTATGGATATGGTTGTTGGGATTTGGAAAGCTATTAAATTAGGCCAAAGAATTAGGTCAAGACGAATGAGTGATACCATCACAAAATTGATGTTGTACCAAATTGCTATTGTGAGTGGATTTCTTATTGAGACCTATGTAATAGCGCAACTTATCCCCATTACAAAGTTGATAGCTACCGTAGTTGCCATCATTGAATTCAAGTCAATCATTGAAAGTATTGAGTCGGTGACTGGTAAAGATTTGTGGTCAAAGATTAAAGCTATCATAGGAAGAAAGAGTGAAGATTTAACCGATGCGATGATCGATGGAAAAGATAAGTAAATACGTAAGCTACTTTGAGGTCACGCATAGCAACCAAGCGAAAGCGTTGAAGATTGGGAACATTCCAAATGCTGAACAATTAGCAAATCTGAAGCTGGTTTGCACCAACATTTTTGATAAAGTGCGTGAGCATTTTGGAAAGCCAATCGGCATATCTTCAGGGTTCAGAAGTGTGGAACTTAATACACGCATAGGCGGTTCAAAAAGTTCACAACATATGGAAGGGAAGGCATTAGATATTGATGGAGATATTCACGGTGGCATAAATAACAAAGACTTATTTGATTATATTAGAAAAAATTGTACATTTGACCAACTGATTTGGGAGTTTGGAAGTGAGAATGCACCATCTTGGGTACACGTAAGTTACAACAAAGAAGGGAACAGAGGTCAAGTGTTACGTGCGGTCAAGAGTGGTGGTAGAACTGTTTACCAACCATTCTAAAAATAACATATGCCTGAAAGTCAAAAGACAAAAATCGCACGTGAATTGCGTGAGCGTTTTCCCGACACACCAACTTTAACGTTGGCTAAGAAATTAAGCAAAGAACATTTTGAAACCTTCTTGGGAGTTGAAGATGCACGTCACGCACTGCGTAGGATTGAAGGAAAAACTGGTAAATACAGACCTGCCGACAAATCTTTTATAGTGGAGAATGATAGACCTCGCAATCCTTTCAAGTTGCCAAAGTCATATGCGAAAGGTCGAAAGCATATTGACATTAAAGGCAAAAAGATTTTAATCCTATCGGACATTCACATACCCTACCACGACATTGACGCATTATCTACTGCTATCCAGTGTGGCATTGATGAGGGTGTTGATACGGTTGTGCTGAATGGTGACGCATTAGACTGCCATATGATAAGCGACTTTGTAAAGGATCCGAAGAAACGCAAGTTCAAAGATGAACTTTACGCAATGCGTACTTTCATTTATGAGTTGCGTCAAACATTTCCGGATGCTGAAATAATCTACAAGGAAGGCAACCACGAAGAAAGATATTGGAGATATATGAGAGTGAAAGCACCCGAACTTTTTGATATAGATGCATTTGATTTCGCCTCATTGTGTCATTTGGATAAACATAACGTACAATGGATAGAAGGAAAGAATAAGTTGAATGTTGGAGGTCTATCCATCTTTCACGGCCACGAATTTGGAAAGCAATTTATGCCGTCTGTAAACGTTGCGAGAGGTCTATTTTTGAAGACAAAAGCCAACGCTATGTGTGGACATCATCATCAAACTGCTGAACACACTGAGCGAGATGTAAATGGGAAAGTTATTACGTGCTGGGGTGTGGGGTGTCTATCCGAGTTGTCACCTGATTACAACCCATACTCAAAATACAATCACGGATTTGCAATAATTACAAGAGGCAATGGAAAAGAATTTAACGTTAAAAACTATCGTGTTAATCAAGGCAATATCTATTAGCATTGGTATTGCAATTGGTGTACTGATATGTGAAAAAAACTATAAACCAATCACAAAATCAGTTTATCACAACGATACAATTGTTGTATTAAAAGCAACAGTTGACACGCTGAAACTTGAACGCATTAAACTAAAAACGATATATGAAAAGGACATTGATACTATTTATATGTATGATAGCACTGCCATTGATAGCGCATACACAAAAGCTATCGAACGACTCATTGAACTGGAGAAAGCTGGATTCTTTGCGAACTGAAAGACGATTGGTAGTATTGGGTGTGCGGTCACTTGATTACTACATTGAACTCAATTCTAATTTAAGTAAGGAGATTCAGTCACTAACTAAAATGAACGCAGTTAATGAGTCATATATCGAACAATTAGAGGGTGATTTGTCCCATTTAAGACAAGTTAATGATGATGAGATTAGATCAAAAAAAAAGTGGCGCAATGCCACTCTTTTAATATCAGGTGCGAATGTCATTTTTTTGACATCATTCGTTTTAAGTAGATAGCAAAATCAAGAGCCTCCTCGTAAGCGTGTTGCATCCATTCCTTTTCTGATAGATTCGCATTATCTACCGTTGTGCCATACTTAGTCCTTCCCATTTTCTCACGTGAGATAAGGTCGCTAATAACCTCTTTGTAGATGTCGGACTGGCAGTTGTCAAAGTCGTGGGTTATATTCATATTTTAACTTGTAATTTGGGTTGTGTTTGTTGTTGAGTGCGAATGTACTCCGTCAATTCGGGTAGCATCCAGTATCCATATTCCGCCAAAAGTGATGTAAATTCAGACATTTGGCGAGTTATATCAGGCAGCATTGCACCATCCGCATCCCATAAAGCGGTTATTGTCTTGCCGTGTTCACGCTGAATAGACTCATTTAAGCGTTTCAATAACATCTTAGTTTGATGGTTGTAAAACCATTTGATATCCTCACATTCATCACCTGCGTAAATGGATGCTTGAAGCCACATAAGTAGGTTAAGCACCTTGATTTTTTCAAGTTCGTCTTGTGTAATTTCAGTTTTCATTTTATTTGTTTTTATTTACGTGCCAGTACATATCGCACTCATCATTTTTAATTGGAGGCTCAACAAAATAAGCTTGATAAAACTCATCTTCTTTTGCTGTGTACCGATAGCAATTTTGCTTGATTGGGCAATTCGTGCCCTTACATTTTGTGATGTCTGCCATAGTTATTTATTTTTATTAGTTTCGTGTTACCTACGTACTCCGAAATCAGATTTACGTAATTTGCACATCCGACCATCTGACTTGTGATGAAATACAATCCCTTCAATATCTTTTGAAGCGTCAGACAAATACGCCCTCAAATCTTCAAAATCTAAAGAAGGTAATTGCAACACTTCGCATCCGTGTTTAACAAGTTTATGCCCTTCTATTTTTTCTGGGTTGCCTTGTACTTTATTTCCGCAAAGTTCATAAGTTCCATTCTCTTTATTTTCCAAAGCATCAAAGCCTTCAAAGAAATATTTATCTTCATTTTTACTTCTATCGCATTTTAACCAATGTGGATGATGTCCTGTTATTAAATCAGCTTCTTGACAAGGTATTGCACCTTCAGGAACTTGACGTCCTTTTTTAACATCGTATCTTTTGTAAAGTTCACCGTTAATAATAGCGGTTGCAGTTCCATCAAATTTACGTGTTGCAATTGCTTCGCCATCAAACACCCATTGATTTTCGGGATTGATTTCATTGATAACTCTGCCCAAGTCGTTTGAGTCTTTTTTGAATAATGTGCTAATTTTTTTCATTTTTATTTAGTTATTAGATTTCAAATGTATTAAGCGAATGCGTACTTTCCAAAATTCTTTTTGAGTTCGTAGTATGCCCTCATCATTATTGCATCCGCAAAGTCAGGAGATATACCGTGTCTTTTTTTCAAATCTTCTTTGTTGGTCACACGCAGCTTTCCATCACTATCTATCTTTTCACGTCTAATCATTTCGAGTTCCTTGACAATGGTGTCCTTATGCGTTGACTCAAATGTGATGGCATTACTTGAAATCAATTCGCCAAGTTTGAAATAGCAGTCGCATTTCAAATTCATATAATTGTCACGCACTGCTTTTGATCCGTTCAAGAATCCTTTGCACCTGATAAAGTCAACCACTCCACCACCTATCCCATCCTCATCCACCAGTACGTTAGATAATCTTACTGAGTGATTTTTGATAAGTTCATTGATGGTATCCACAACCTCATTGATTGGTTTGTGTTTTAATACTACAAACTTTTCAGCGTGTAAGTTATTCCACACAATAATGACTGTCCTATCGTCTCCCATTCGTGCGATGTCGGCAGTAATGAATTTGTCTCCCAAATTAGTGGATGGGCGAAAGCATCGCAGTAAATCATCGTATTCATACAACCTATCTTTTGTCTCATCGTAATCCCAATCACCTTCAAGTAATCTTTTCCGGTCAATGTCGGGTAGCATCTGTAATGATTCGATATACACGGGTGAGATGTGTGGGTTGTCCGTTGGCAATGCCTGAATGAATCTTCTATCTTTTCTTATTGAGCCATTACGTTGAGCATCAAAGAACTCTCTGTATAGCCATCCCTTATGCGGATTGCAGGTCAATAGTCCTTTTGGATTGTCATTGATTAACTTGTAACGTACACGTGAATTTAAGATATTGATACACTTTTCGCTGACCTCACTCGCCTCGTCAACAAAGTAGTCTGTGATTTCAAGCGACCCAAATCTTGAAAAATCTGCGTCTGAAGGCATATCCGCTAAGTCCATCAAGATTATTTGTGAGCCATTGAACCAATTGATTACGTGGTCTTGGCCATTGTACGTGAAATGTTTTCCTGCGATGAGATTATATTTCGTGCAAAGCTCAAAGAACGTGGCAAGAGTGGATAGTCGTAACTTTTTAAGTTCAGCACGGCCAATAAGTCCACGTGTACCTGGATACTTTAACCGTCTTTTAATTTGCCAATCGCAACCAAGAAACGACTTTCCAGAACCTGCACTTCCGCCATATAATAATTGACGGCAATCATTGTCAATTGCAAGATAGGATAGAGCCTCTTTTTGCTTATCGTGGAATTGTATCATATGTATTATTTATTCAATGCATTCGCAAGATATCGGATGCCAATCTTCTTCAACCCATTCAATTTTCATTTGATTGCGATCTCCATTTATTATATCTGTCCAACTTTTATTTCTTCCCAATCCTTTTAACTCAGCTAATTTCGTTGCGTTTTTTTCCATTGAAATACATCTATCTTGCAAATCTTTTGGCAAAGAAAGTATTTCATTTAATTTCATATTTGGACAAAAAAAACAAGAACTTTTCCCAGCCTTTGGTAATCCAGCTTTATCAATAACTTCAATGCATTTTTCTCTATTCCATCCCCATTCAATTAAGGGATAGTAATTTTCAAAATTCTCATTTGGATTTGCCTTAATTCTTCTTTCTTCGCCTGAATCAAAACCAACCCACATTTGTATTTTTTCATTTGGATATTTTGCTTTCAAATATTTTTCAATTGGTTGAATTTTGAATTTTTGAGAGCAGGTTTTCCAACCAAATGCAATGGGAGGAATTGTATTATTATTTATACAATCTTGTTCTAATGTCAAAACATCTCCATTTTTATTGGTGTATTTCAATATTTTTATTGATGGAAAATTCTTTGATATTAGCCATTGATTAAAAACATCAATAAATTGATAAGTGTGCGGATGTTCACCGCCAGTATCAGAGAATAAAATCTCATCTGGTATTATTTGATGTTTAACCATATTGATTAAAACTGCTGCTGAGTTCGATCCACCACCGAAAGAAACTACTATTTTCATAATTGCGTTTTTATTTTTGTTTGTAAAATATGACTATCCATTATATCCGAATAGATGAGCCTTGATAATTCACACTGATAATCATCTTTGAACTTTTGACGGCTTAACTTATCCAATCTCTTTGCCTTGTAAGCACTGATTGATTGAGCGTCTAAGGTCTTTTTATAGGCCATAAATTGCCATTTCTTCCATTCCTCATCCGACCACATCTCATCTCTGATAATCTTCTTGTCGTAGAATGTGCGAACCTTCATTGGTGCTAACATCAGAACAAAATCTCTTTTATTTTCTCTCCATAGTCGGATATCTTCGTTAAAGGTATCAGTCCAATCAACTGGTTCATCGGTTGTATTGGATGGAAGCTCTATCTTTGCTTTCTTTTTGTCAATTGCCAAGTTGGTTTTCATCTTGAAATCATTGTACGACTTCAGGATATCTGATAAGAATGCGACCGACATCATTCCAAAGGACTCAACTCTTTCCCATTCCGTTCCTACTGCATTGAGTTGAAACGCAAGAGCCATCTCTCCAGTTGTTAAGTATGGGTAGTGCGTCTGCATAGTCACATACAGAAGATTCGTTTCCTCATCTGAGGGCAGGTTTTTGATTCCGTAAAGCACTATTCCATATGCAATAGATTGCTTAAAAATTGAGAGCGTTATATCGCAAATCCGAGGGGATTCAAGACTTGTAATAAATGCTTTTTCGTTATGCGTTAACCCACTGTTGTAGGCTGTCTCTTTGAATTCTACCAATTGTTTCATTGTGATTGTTTTTAGTTGTTACAAATTTACTTAAATCCCATGCCGACCTTACTGCAGCTTTCCAGTCCTTCATTTTATTTTTGCCATACTTCCATCCAGTGTTAGTATAGTGAGAGATAAAGACATCAGCAAAGTGGAGCGCATCTTCTGAGTTGGCATTGGGCATTCTTTCAAGAAAGTAGTCAGCGACTTCCTCAAGAGATGGCGCAGTGAAACGACATTCTTTCAATTTTTTTTGTTGGTTCAATTGACTTTCCAACTGGCTCACTCTCTCGCTTAACGAGTGAACCTCTAAGATTAAAGTATTTATGTCCATTGTTTAGCATTAGTTTAGTTGTTGTGCAATTATAACCATTATTTTCAAATGAGTTAAAAAAATCATTTATCAAAAATCTCCATTGCCCATCTATTCGATAAAGGTCGCAGAACTTTTTGAGTGAGTGGAGAACGGTTGAGTGATCAACACCAACTGGAGCGCCGATGTCTCTCAAAGTCTTTTTGTTGTTGGTGAAATAATTGAAAGCAATTACAATAGCACGTGCATCAACAACCTCTCTTTTCCGTGTGCGACTTTGAATGTCACTATATTTAACATTCATCAAGTCTTTGCAGGCATTAGTGATGATATCATCAATGACTTTGGTTTCTTCAATAACTTTAATTTCTTCAGGTTGATTGGTGACCAATTCACGTAGTTCTGCAAGTTGCCTTTCGATTGCGGTTATTGAGTTTAATAATATCTCATTCATCTTGACCTCCGAACTTTTCTCCGAACTTTTCTCCGTAATAGTTTACTGGTTCGTGTTCGTTTTCATTTTCAGCCACAGCCAATGAGATCAATTCGCACTTATCCACGTTTATCATTTTCGATAATTTGTCAATGTGGTTAATACTCATTGTGATTGGGTACGTTTCGTACTTGCGACCAGTTGGCCAAGTCACTCCCATCGCCTTAGCGAATTCGTAAGTGGATGGGTAGTGGGTTCTTATTAGTGTTCTAAACTTCATAATGTTTTCTTAAGTAGTTAAATAATTCTTTCGGGCTATCAAACGTGATAACCCCCCTTAAAAAGGGAGATCATCAGCGTTATTCATTTTGCCATCTTGGATAGCATCCTTGTAAGGATTTTCGCCTGTGGTTAAATAGATTTCAAAAGCTTGAGCAGTGGCGCATATCACACCAATCTGTTGGTTGATAGCTTCACCTTCGCCTTTGTGGAGATCAACTGCTGCTTTCAACGCAACCGCACGTGCGATGTCTGCGGACTTATCTTCTTTCACAAAAGACTTTGCACTACCTCCACCATTCCAAGACTTTTGCTCCTTAGCAAATTTGATATTCCAGTACCTACCGTTCTGCGTGTATTCGTATTGCTTTTCATCTCCAACTTTGAAGGGTGGATCCTGAGATGCGGCAAAGCAACCGCCAACGTCTCCGTTTTCCATTTCGACTTCGAACTTGAAAAGTTCTTTCCACGTGCCATTCTGCTGAATGGACTTGATTTTTGATGTTTTCATTTTATTTTGGTTTTTAATGATTTCTTGATATTTTTTTTCTAAATCTGTTTCAAAGTCTATGTGCATCATCACACCTCTATAAGCAACTGTGATGAGTCTACCTTGACTGAATTCATACTCTTGCCTTTTGCGTTCACGGTATGAAAGCGGTTTGCCAGTTTTGAATTCATCCCAATACTCCCAAGTCATCTCTTATAAGTTTTTTCTTTCAAGAGTGCCTCCATCCGTTCAAATGGTTTGCGTGGAGATGAGTCTGCAATGTGTTGAGCAATTGCATTGAAATCAAGTTGCTCAGTTGGTAGACTGGAGGACATCACACAGATAAACTTGCGTGGGTAGGTTAGATCAAATGCTTTCATAATGGATATGTGTTTTCATTTTTTCAACCAATGCCTTTGCTTCTTCTTCATTTGCCCAATAAGTTGGGTATTGATTTTCGAGCCATTGACCTATAAGATAACGTATAAGCATTGTTTCATCCGTTGTCAATAGATGCACTGTCGAATTCAAAGGACAATTCTCTTTGCTGAATTGGTCAAGGTTATCACCTACCAACTCTATTTGCTTTCTTTTGTACATCTTAAATGATTTGAAAGATGAATGCTTCAACTCCGTTTACGTGATACTTGCCTGAATAAGCGTGGCAGTAACCGTGTTCATCCATATGGTATTTAATACCATTGTCGTGAGCGTAATCAATCACAGTAGCGTTAGCCTGCTCCAATGATTCGCAATTGATGGCTTGTTGATGAAAGCCTTTGAAAATGTGAACTTGATACATAGTTTTTTGTTTTGTTTGTTTATTTGTGCGTTGTGGATGCGCACCCCCCTTTTAATTATTTTAATGATTTATTACTTTCCATACGCCAGTCTTAATGTTATTTTCATAACTTTTATGACCAACATAAAATTTAGATGAACTTCTACCTGTTGAGCTTGTGTATTTGCATCCAGGTTGATCTAAATTTACTCTTTTGTCAGTTACAGAAGTGATAACATAAGTAGTGTTAAATCTTATGTCTAAAATCTGTGTGTTTGCGATTGCTTTCATTTTGTTTTTGTTTCGTTGTTTGTTTGGCAAATATAGAAATAAATTTTAACTTGTCAAGAAAAAAATGAAAATATTTTTAGTTTTCCAATGTTTTCAAGGGTTTCAGGATGCATTTTTTTTTGTCTATCCTATTAAATTTGTGTTTAATTTAGTCCAATGAAAGGGAAAATAATCCAATCAATGAAGCCAAGAGCCAAAAAACCGTTGGCTGGAGAGGCAGGTGTGCAGTTTGCGATTGTGCAGTATATCAAAGTGATGTATCCAAATGCGTTGTATTGCGCTTCTGCGGGTGGTATGTTTACATCAATGAAGCAAGCTATCAAGATGAAAATGACTGGATACGTTAAGGGATTTCCTGACCTTCAAATTTGCGAACCAAACGAAAAATATCACGGTCTTTTTATAGAGGTCAAGACTGATAAAGGTGTTGTGAGCAAGGAACAGAAGGAATGGATAAAGCAGTTGAACAAACGTGGGTATTATGCTACTTATGTCAAAGGATCTGAGGATGCCATAAAACTAATTGATGCATATTTCAAAAACGCAATATGACCAACATAGGCGGTTAGCCGTCAACTTGTGCGGCGGTAACGTGTACGAAGCGGACGACCTTCTGCATGATACGTTATTGTGCATCTTTGAAAATGGCAATGAGATTCGCAAGAGTGAGCATTATATTAACCACGCTTTGAAAATCGCACACTGGTCTAATCGGAGTCATTACCATAACACCATTCGCAAGTTCAATCAAATGTCGGATGAGCCTACCGAGTCACAATTACGAGATTACGAGAGTGTGACCGTGTGGTTAGGTGACCGCATTACAAATGAGCAACTTGATATCTTGATTTCAAGACTTCCATTCTTTGAGAGAGAGGTCTTTTACTTATACGCATTAAACGACTTTTCGTACAATGACCTATCCATTGATACTGGCATACCAAAGAAAGTCCTTTATAACGCAGTTAAATACGCTAAAAATGAAATTAAAAAAGCAATAGTGATATGAATAAGGTAATCGAAATGGCCAATATGCGGATGGCCATATGCAAAGAATGTCCCGTTTACAATTCAACTACCCGAACGTGTGGCACTCCACTAAATAAGTTAAACCCATTTGCACAACCAGTTACGTTGGATGGAGTGACATTCAAACCGTGTGGGTGTTTCTTGGACTTAAAGACAAAGATGACCTTTCAGGATTGCCCAGGTGGAAGATGGCCTGTTGTTGTGGATAGTGAAAAGAAAGCGCAAGCAAAGGAGTTGGTTCAATCCGTTAAGGCAACCAATGTACTTACCGATCCACAACGCAGACTTCTTGCCGAATTTGATGAGTTGATGAAGGGTAGCAAGGGTAAGGTGAGCAGTTGTGTGCCTTGCGTGAATAAGATGATTGATGACCTCCATAACCAACTAAAAACTGAGGAGGTGCTACTTACTACCGAAGAAACCACAATACCTAAGAAACGTGGAAGAAAACCAAGAAAATCAGGAATATGATGAGTCTGCTTCATTTTTGTTTTACGTGCTATTTACTGACCGCATTGTTACTTATTGGACTGATGGGCGTGATGATGCTAAGGCGAACCCTACCTACTTCAATTGAAAATGTTTTGGGTATGTTGTTTACCGCATTCTGTTGGCCTGTTGTGTTGGCAATGACAATTGTGGAATTGTTCAAAAGTAGTGAGTAATTAACAAGGCAACCATTCAACTGATTCACTATCTTTGTAGTGTTGAGTGGTTAAGCGTTTTCCCCCTTTCGTTATAACCCTCAACAAGTTAATACGATTGGGGGAGTTTTTTTTTAGTCAGGTGGCGGAATGGTAGACGCTATAACGAATAAGAGAGCAAGGCTACACGTTGATCCTTGCGTACAGGTTCGAATCCTGTCCTGACTACAACTCAATCATTGGCGGTGCAAATACGCTTGGATGATTGTTTTAAGCGTTACAAGGGGATGATGGCACAGCGCAGCGGTAGCATTAAGGACAAAGCCGCAAGACCATCACGAGAGCCGAATATCTCGTTAAAGTAGTGTCCAGGTCAAAGGTCAACGGTGATACTTTGAAACTTGAAGGTGAGGGACTCATTCGACAGATTGAATCTTAATCATCAAAGGGGAGTGACCACTGAGTTGAAAGTCAGTAGGATATTCTCATTCCCTTTTGGTTCAGGATCTATTCTCTAGATTAAATATTATTACTTATATTTGTTATTATATATGATTATACTACCTGCTCAAATCGAATCTATTAAAAGTCGTAAGGATAGGACTACAGCTATTGTCATTGGCACTAATGAACTTACACCTGATCAAGCTGGGCAAATATTCAGTCTTCAAAATTCATTCGTCTATTGCGCTCTAAAAGAGGAGGAATTCGCTACTAATGAAAAGGAGGTGATGAACGACCTTAAAGCTGACTTTGAAATTGAAAAGAAATCGAATGGTCAAAGGTTACGCAATGTCCTTTACAAGTTATATGAGCAGGACAAAGAGGGATTCTTGACCTTTACTAAATACTATGACCATAAGATGGAGCAATTGATAAACCACTTTAAGACTAAAATAGATTTGTAAATATCAAATTTTAACAAATGAATCTCAGCGACAAAATAACCATTACCAATGAAGATAATATGAAATTGATGGCTCGTTATCCTGATGGATATTTTGACCTTGCTATTGTTGACCCACCTTATGGGATTGGTGTAGCAAATAATTCAACCGGAACAATTATTCGTAATAAATCGGATAAAGATATTTTTGTAAAAAAAGATTGGGATAAATCTATTCCTAATCAAGAATATTTCAATGAATTATTTAGAGTATCCACAAATCAAATAATATGGGGAGGCAATTATTTTTTAGATATTTTAGGATATTGTAAAGCGCCAATTATATGGGATAAATTAAATGGAGATAGTATGTATGCTGATGGTGAACTTGCTTGGACAAGTAAAGGATTACCAAAAAATTTAAAAATTTGGAGACATCAATGGTGTGGTGCTTTTAAGGATAGTGAAAGGGGAATGCAAAAATATCACCCCACACAAAAACCTGTTGCGCTTTACAAATGGATTTTAGATAAGTACGCAAAGTCAGGCGACAAGATACTTGATACTCATTTAGGTAGTGGCTCAATAGCAATAGCTTGCCATGATTACGATTTTGAGTTAACAGCGTGTGAATTGGATAAGGAATATTACGACAACGCAATAAAGCGAATTAAAAACCATATGGCTCAACAAAAATTATTTTAGTATGGGATTACCAAAAGGACAAACCAATAACCCGAACGGGAGACCAGTAGGTTCTAAGTCTGAAAAGACAAAGCAATGGGAATCATTGGGTGAATCAATCACAGGTCAACAAGCCGAGCAGTTCAACGCATTCTTAGATAAGCTATGGGCAAGTCGCAATGATGAGGACAAAATGATTGCATCTGAACTTTACTTAAAGACTTTGGAATACTTCAAACCAAAGCAGGCAAGAAATACCATTGTCGGAGATACCGACAACCCAGTGCAAATTATTATTAGTGATAAGTTATGAGAGCTATTATAGAATTCGACCTTGATGAGCCAACAGACATTGAGGCGCATAAGCGTTTCACCAACTTGAATGCGGTATACATTGCGTTATGGGACTTTGACCAATTGATGAGGTCACAAATCAAGTACAACTCTGAGAACTATTCAGGTGAGCAACTTGACGCACTGGATAAACTTCGTGATAAATTTTACGAGATACTTAATGATAATCAAATCAAGATTGACTGATGACTGCAAAGAAGAAAGCTCAAGACATTTATGATAAAGTCTATGATGGGATGGGTAATGGTGTGCCAAAAAAGTATGTACTCAAATGCGCCACGATTTTCATTGATGAAATGATTGATTATTTAGCTGAATGGGCAGATGAGGATGGTGCTGCACTGCACGTTATTTACTTATCACAAGTTAAAAATGAAATAATAAAATTATGATGGATCAAGACCAAGCAAAAGAAACTGCCAAGCACACCTACACTATGTGCATTCTCTTTGGTATGTGGTTGAAAGAACCAGCGCAACGCAAACGACTTTCAAAGGTGGATGCATCACAACTATTTGATGAATGGATCAATAAAGTATTGGAGGAGATGAACAATGCAAAAGATTAAAGTATCCATTGACTATAACACCATTACGGTGAAACAATATGTTGACTTCCTGAATAATGAAGGAAACGATATTGGTCAAGTGTCCGCAATTCTCGGACAATCAAAAGACTTTGTGCGTCAGCTTACACCTGAGGATATGGAGAAAGTTATCAATGGCTTTAGAGATGTCATTGCTAATCCATTGGCAAACCATCAACACAAATGGAATGGGTATGGGTTCATCCCTGACATCAATAAGATTTCATTTGGAGAATGGTTGGACCTTGATACGAATTGCAAGGACTTTCCAAAGAATCTACCAAAGCTATTGTCTATCCTTTACCGTCCTATCTTATCCGAGATTGGAACGAAATATAAAATTGAGCAGTACACCGCCGACCATTTGAGTAATGCGAAAGACTTTGAGTCAATGCCTTTGTCCATTGCAAATGGTGCGTTGCTTTTTTTTTCGACTATCGAAAGCGAATTGGTGACCACTTCCCTCTCGTATTTAGAACAACAGATTCAGCAGAACTTGACGAAGGCGATGGAGACGATGGAGGAAGCGTTGCAACAAGCGAACTAGCTGAACGCTATGGATGGTTTCACGTCATCGAAGAGTTAGCTGATAGGGATGTTACAAAGTTCGATGCAATAACTGAGACACAAGCGTCTACCATCTTTGCACACTTATCGTATCGCATAGATTATTACAACTTTCAAAAGCAATTGCTGTCTAAAACGGACCATTAAAGCTACTTAAATAATATGAGCGATTCATCACTTTATACATACAACGTAGTCATTGGTAAATTTGAGCAATTCTCAAATAGCCACTCACTCCTTCGCAGGTTCACACACGGACAAATATCCCAAGCTGACTTGGAAAAGGAGGGTGAATGGCCTTGGATGCACGTCACACCAACATCATTTAGCTTTGATTCAGGTGCCTTAACGTATTCCTTTGATATTTATTTTGCTGATCTTCCGAGAGATAAGGAGGAAAAGACGGAATATCAAAGGCAGTCAATGAGTGAGTGCATCCAGTTGGCAGGTGACTTTGTAGCCATGCTGGAGAATGGGAGCATCTTTGATGAGTCGGTAGTCTTGGGTAAGCCAATAAGCGCACAACCTTTTATAGAAGAGTTTAGCCACGTGCTAACAGGTGTGCAATTGTCCATTGACATCACAGTTGACTATCAGTGGAATGCGTGTATTATTCCTTACATAGGCGAATAATGAAGAAGCTTCAATACACAACCAATGATCCTGCAGCCTCTACCGATTACTTGGCAGGGGACAACACGTGGAAGACAATACCAGGCGGTGGCGGCGGTGGAATTACTTCATTGAATTCATTAACTGGTGCAACACAAACATTTGCGACTGGTAACGCAGGTACTGACTTTGCAATATCATCAGTAGGTA